AAAGAAGAAAAGCTTTTTGTGCCAGATCTAAAGGTTGGACAGGCGAAAGAGGTAAGGCTGCTAGAAAAAGATGGAAATGTTAAAAACGAAAACTATGAAAAGCAAAGCAAAAGTAGAACAAGATTACGCTAGAAACGCAATCCACGATTACAAGACTGGTAACAAGAAAGCCGGTAACTATGAAAAGAAAAAAGAATTAGAAGTTGCCGCTGGTGAAGGTTTCAAAATGAAAGGTAAATCAAAAAGCCCTTTATACGCTAAAGGTTCTTTTATGTCTAAGCACTGCAGCTCTAAGTAGTACTATATGAGCTTCAACATGAAGATGGGTAGACTATCTATGGATAATACTCCTATATACCAGGTTGATACTGAGGAAGGTGTTATGGGCCAAGCATTAAACAATGGCTCTATACTGATAGATAAATACCTAAGAGGTAAAGACAAGGAAGAAGTTATAAATCACGAGAAAGTGCATCTAGATCAAATGAGTAGAGGAGATTTAGATTACGATGATGAAAACGTTTATTGGAAAGGTAAAAAGTATTCTAGATCAGAAATGAACGAAGGTGCAAAAAATCTACCTTGGGAAAAAGAAGCATACAAAAAAACTAAAAAATGAAAAACTATACAAAGAAAACACCTTTTTACAAGACTGGAACCGTTGACCCTGCACCAGGAGCAAAACAACCAAAAGCTAAAGTAGGTGAAATACCTGGATTACAAGAGATAAAGGAAAGGTTTAAAGGTAGATATGAAGTTTATCCTAAAAAAGGTAAAATTAACAAATATACTTTAAAAGATAAAGAGGGTAATTCAATTTCTTATTCTGCTGGCCCAAAGACTAAAAAAGAAAAAAGAACTTTTGCTGAAGCCATAAACGAGTCAATCAAATGAAAAAAATCCTAAGCCTTTTAACAGGTGGTCTTATTAAAGATGTAGGTGGTGTTATAGACAAACTAACCACTACGGATGAAGAAAGATTAGCTGCTAAGCATAAAATACAAGAGCTTTTAGAGCAAGCAGATAAAGATGCTCAAGCTCAAGTAACTGATCGTTGGAAAGCTGACATGGCTAGTGATAGCTTTTTATCTAAAAATATACGACCATTAGTTCTAATATACTTAACAATAATATTCACTGTACTATCTTTTTTTGATGGTAATATTGGAGGGTTTAAAGTTGCTACGCAATACATACCTATATTTCAGTCATTATTAATAACAGTGTATGGTGCTTATTTTGTAGGAAGGACTTGGGAAAAGTCTAAACAATCAGGTAATAATAAATAGTAATAAATAAAATGTCTAAAACAATTAAATTAAATCAAATGGAAAACAAGATCACAGAAGAAGAGTTAAAAAACTTACAAGAGTCGCAAGCGAAAATGAACCAAGCTTTATCACAAGTTGGTTTAATCGAAGCACAGAAGCATTCGTTATTGCATTCAATAGCTGACTTAAACAAAGAATTGGAAACTACTAAGAAAACTTTAGAAGAAAAATACGGAAGTGTTAACATAAATCTAGAGGATGGTAGTTACGAAGAAATCAAAGCTGAAGAAGTAGAAGCTTAGATATGTCATCTATTATAAGAAAAATTAGTATAGGTTCTGACTACAAGAACGATGCAATGCATTACGCAGTTGGTCAAGCTGTATATGGTGGTCACGAAATATCACACATACTACATGATGAATCTAACAATTCTTATAGTATACATATAAAAAAGGACAACGAGGTATTGCCATGGAAGAAGTTTAACTCTAACATGGCTATATCCGTTGAATATGATTTAAAATACTAATGAGAAGTGTTTTTGACTTTATAGTTAAACCTATAGAAGGACGATATAAAAATGACATAAACGTCGGAGATAAAAAGCTTATTCTTAATTCTAATATAGATAATTTTAAGTTTATAAGCAAGCAAGCAGAAGTAGTTTCTGTACCGCTATCTCTAAAGACGTCAATACAACCTGGTGACATTGTTATAATTCACCACAATGTATTTAGAAGATATTACAATCAAAAAGGAAAAGCTGTAGACAGCAGTAAACTTTTTAAAGAAAATCTTTATTTTTGCCAACCAGATCAAATATATTTATACAAAAAAAATGGTAAATGGAAACCTGTAGGTAACAGATGTTTCTTAATGCCAATAGAGAATAAAGATAGTTTCTCAATGGATAAAGAACGTAAGGGTGTTGGTATACTGAAAATTAGTAATAGCTCGTTAGAAGCGCTAGAAATAGCCGAAGGAGACTTAGTTGGATTCAAAAGCAATAGAGAATTTGAGTTCATAGTTGACGATCAGAGACTTTACTGTATGGAATCTAATGATATTTTATTAAAGTATGAATATAAAGGAAACGAAAAAGAATATAATCCTGGCTGGGCAAAAAGCAGTTGAGGAATTAATTCAAGTAGCTAAAGAAAAAATAGTTGACTCAGACGATGATATATCTGCTGATAGATTAAAAAATGCTGCAGCTACAAAGAAGCTAGCTATTTTCGATGCTTTTGAAATACTTAGTAGGATAGAAGAAGAAGAAAAGCTTTTGGAAGAAAAACCAAAAGATGTTAAACAAGAAAAATCTTTTAGAGGTTTTGCTGAAGGTAGATCTAAATAATGTACAAGCAAACGCTAATACATACTGTTAAGGATCATATAAAACCTGCAGTACTCAAAAGAAACAATAGATACAAAAAGTGGGAAAAAGGCTATAACCCTGAGTATGATGTAGTTATAATAAGTAGCGATGGAACTATAGGTGAAATTGTAGAGATTCAAAACTTAAAAATAGCATTACCGTTAAAACCTAAGAACGTTTACAAATGTTCTCAGGATAAAAAAGATCAAGTTTGGACTAGGTTGGAATATCCAAAAGAGCTATCTAAAATAAAGAGTGTTTTTGATTGGGAAAAATATCCAACTGATTTTAAAGAAGAGTGGTACGAATACATAGACAAAGAGTTTGAAAAAAGAGAAAAAGGTTTTTGGTTTTATAACAATGGCAGTCCAACTTACATTACTGGTACTCATTACATGTACTTGCAGTGGTCCAAGATTGATGTTGGGGCAGCAGATTATAGGGAATCAAACAGAATATTCTTCCTATTCTGGGAAGCTTGCAAAGCAGACAAGAGATGTTATGGTATGTCATATCTCAAGAATAGACGTTCAGGATTTTCATTCATGGCGTCTGGGGAGACAGTTAACATGGCAACCATATCAACGGATTCACGGTTTGGAATATTGTCCAAATCTGGAGCCGATGCGAAGAAAATGTTCACAGATAAGGTTGTACCCATTTCTAGTAACTACCCGTTCTTTTTCAGACCGATACAAGATGGAATGGACAGGCCAAAAACAGAGCTCGCCTATAGGGTACCCGCGTCAAGGCTTACCAGACGTAAACTTAACGAAGGTGAAACTGAAGACGAACTAGAAGGATTAGATACAACTATTGACTGGAAAAACACAGGAGATAACTCTTATGATGGTGAAAAGCTAAAACTATTAGTTCACGATGAGAGTGGTAAGTGGGAGAGACCAGATAATATATTAAATAACTGGAGAGTTACAAAAACTTGTTTACGTTTAGGTAGTAAAATCGTTGGTAAATGTATGATGGGATCAACATCCAATGCTTTACAAAAAGGTGGTGGGAATTTTAAAAAACTTTATTATGCATCAGACGTCACAAACAGAAACCGCAATGGGCAGACTAGCTCAGGACTATATTCTTTGTTCATACCTATGGAATGGAACTACGAAGGATTCATTGATTCTTTTGGATTACCTGTATTTGATAACCCAAAAAAAGAAACTAAAGACCCAGGTGGTGATTTAATAACTCACGGAGTTATAGAGCATTGGGAAAATGAAGTAGAAGGTTTAAAAAATGATCAAGACGGATTAAACGAATATTATCGTCAATTTCCAAGAACAGAGAAGCACGCCTTCAGAGATGAGGCTAAACTATCTTTGTTTAACTTGACTAAAATATACGAGCAAATCGATCATAATGAGGAGTTTGCAAATACTAAAACAGTAACAAGAGGAAGTTTTCAATGGGAGAACGGAGTTAAAGATACTAGAGTTATATTTACCCCAAACAAAGACGGTAGATTTTTAGTTAGCTGGGTTCCACCTACAAACCTCCAAAACCGTGTGATAGTAAAGAATGGGATTAAGTTTGCAGGTAATGAACACGTAGGAGCTTTTGGATGTGATAGTTATGATATATCAGGTACAGTTGATAACAGAGGTTCTAAAGGTGCTTTGCACGGTTTAACTAAGTTTAGTATGGAAGACGCTCCAGCTAATATGTTTTTCTTAGAATATGTTGCTAGACCACAGACTGCTGAAATGTTTTTTGAAGATGTACTAATGGCTTGCATATTTTACGGTATGCCAATACTAGCAGAGAACAATAAGCCTAGACTGTTATACTACTTCAAAAGAAGAGGTTACAGAGGTTTCTCTATAAATAGACCAGATAAGGTATTTGCTAAGTTGTCAACAACTGAAAAAGAAATAGGTGGAATACCAAACTCAAGTGAAGATATTAAACAAGCTCATGCAGCTGCAATTGAATCATATATAAACGATTATGTAGGCGCCACAGAAAGAGGTTATGGAAATATGTTTTTCCAAAAAACTTTAGAAGAGTGGGCAAAATTTGATATAAATAATAGAACAAAGTTTGATGCAACTATAAGTTCTGGATTAGCTATAATGGCTTGTAACAAAAACAAATACACGCCAGTATTTAAACAAAACAAAAAACCAGTTGCTGTATCTTTTGGTAGGTACGATAATAATGGCTTTACTTCAAAAATAATACAATAAATGATTTACAAAAATGTAAACAGTACATTTCCAAGTCAGGTAGTATCTGATGCAGAGAAACAAAGCGCAGACTACGGACATGCAGTTGGTAGAGCTATAGAAAATGAGTGGTTTCGAGGAGACAGAGGCGCTGGTGCTGGCGGTAGGTTTGGAAACAACTGGCAAAACTTTCACAGATTACGTTTATACGCAAGAGGAGAGCAGTCTGTTCAAAAATATAAAGATGAAATGTCTATCAATGGCGATTTGTCTTACTTAAATTTAGACTGGCAGCCTGTTGCTGTTTTATCTAAGTTTGTTGACATTGTAGTTAACGGTATGACTGACAAGGGTTATAAGATAAAATCTTTTGCTACAGATCCATATGCTTTAAAACATAGAACTGATTACACTAAAGGCGTTATAAGAGATATGAACGCTAAACCTTTGCTTGAAGATATACAAAACAAGCTTGGTACAAATTTATTTTCAACTAACGATCCATCTAAACTACCTGATTCAAGAGAAGAATTAGATCTTTTCATACAGCTCAACTACAAGCAAGCTGTTGAAATAGCTGAAGAAGAAGTAATAGATAATATATTAGAGTTTAATAAGTACGAAGAAATTAAAAAGAGAGTTGCGCAGGATTTAACAATACTAGGTATTGGTGCTACTAAAACTAATTTCAACTTATCTGAAGGAGTTACAGTAGATTATGTAGACCCAGCTAACTTAGTTTATTCTTATACTGAAGATCCAAACTTTGACGATATATATTATGTTGGAGAAGTTAAAGGTATTTCATTACAAGAATTAAAGAAACAGTTTTCTGATTTAACAGACTCTGACTTAGAGGAAATACAAAAACAACCTGGAGATAATAATTACACTAGACAATATAATGGTCAAGATGATAATTATGATACTGTTCAGGTTTTATATTTTGAATACAAAACTTATACTAATCAAGTATTTAAAATAAAGAAAACTGATCAAGGCTTAGAAAAAGCTCTTGAAAAACCTGATACATTTGATCCACCAGAAAGTGATAACTTTGAAAGAGTATCAAGATCAATAGAGGTTTTATATAGCGGTGCAAAGATTTTAGGTAGCAATAAAATGCTTAAATGGGAGTTAGCTGAAAATATGACTAGACCATATAGTGATCAAACAAGAGTTGAAATGAATTATTCAATTTCAGCACCTAGAATGTATAAAGGTAGAATAGATAGTATCGTAAGCAAATGTATTGGCTTTGCTGATATGATTCAAATAACTCATTTAAAAATACAACAAGTACTTTCTAAGATGGTGCCTGATGGTGTCTTTGTTGATGTTGATGGTTTAGCTGAAGTTGATTTAGGTAACGGTACTAATTACAATCCACAAGAAGCTTTAAATATGTACTTCCAAACCGGTAGTATAATAGGTAGATCTTTAACTCAAGATGGTGATCCAAACAGAGGTAAAGTACCTATTCAAGAATTAAACTCTTCTTCTGGTATAAATAAAATACAAGCACTTACTCAAACTTATCAGTACTATTTACAGATGATAAGAGACGTAACAGGTTTAAATGAAGCTAGAGATGGTAGTATGCCAGCTAAAGATTCTCTTGTAGGTTTACAAAAACTAGCAGCTGCTAATTCTAATGTAGCTACAAAACACGTGTTACAGTCGTTAATGTACATAACAGTAAGGACATGTGAGAATATAAGTTTAAGAGTAGCGGATATGTTAAACTTTCCTTTAACTAAAAATGCTTTAATGAATTCTATTAACTCTATAAACGTAGCAACGCTTGAAGAAATAGATAAACTTAACATGCATGAGTTTGGTATATTCTTAGAGCTTGAACCTGAAGAGGAAGAAAAAGCTAACTTAGAGAAAAATATTCAAATAGCTTTACAAACTCAAAGTATAAGCTTAAGTGATGCTATTGATATAAGAGAGATTAGAAATTTAAAACTAGCTAATCAGTTTTTAAAGAATAGACAGAAAATAAAAAGAGACCAAGAGCAACAAGCGCAACAAGCTAATATTCAGGCACAAGCACAAGCAAATGCTGAATCAGCTGAAAAAGCTGCTATGGCTGAGTTACAAAAGCAACAAGCTTTAGCTCAAACTGAACTACAAATAGAACAAGGGAAGTCTCAATTTAAGATACAGCAAATGCAGCAAGAGGCTGAAATTAAAAAGCAACTAATGGCTGAAGAGTTTAATTACAAAATGCAATTAGCTCAAGTGCATGCAAATGCTGATAAAGATAAAGAAAAAGAAATTGAAGACAGAAAAGACGAAAGGACTAGAATACAAGCTACCCAACAGTCTGAACTGATAAGTCAAAGACAAACCGATTCATTGCCAAAAGACTTTGAGTCTGCAGGTATGGATAACCTAGGAGGTTTCGGCTTAGAGCAGTTTGATCCTAGGTAGAAGTTTATTAACTATTTAATTATATTATATTATGTCAGAAGTAAAACAAGAGGGTGATTTCAAAATGAAATCAAAACCAAAACCAAAGCGACCTAAGAATTTAGGTAAAAAAAATGAAATAACAAAAGTGGATTTATCTAAACCTTCAGAAGAAAGTCAAGGTGAAGTAATTCCAGAAGTTACAAAAGTAGAGATTAAGGAGCCAGTTGCTGAAGAAACTGTTGAACAGGTTGTTGAAGAAGTTGAACAAACTGATTCTGTTATTCAAGAAATAACTGAAGAAGAAATAGTAGAAGTTACTAAAGCCGTAGAACAAGAGGTTGCTGAAGCTATTAGAGATGAAAAGGTATTAGGTAAACAACTACCAGAAAACATCGAGAAATTAGTTTCATTCATGGAAGAAACAGGTGGTACAATCGATGATTACGTTAGATTAAACACCGACTACTCTAATGTTGATGAAAAAACATTAATAAGAGAATATTATAAAAAATCAAAACCTTATTTAGATAAAGATGACTTAGACTTGATTATGGAGGATAATTTCCAATATGATGAAGATTTAGACGAGGAGAAAGACATTCGCAGGAAAAAACTTGCGTATAAAGAAGAAGTTGCTAAAGCCAAAAGCTTTTTAGAAGAGACCAAGAGTAAATATTACGACGAAATCAAGTTGAGACCCGGCGTAACTCAGGAACAACAAAAAGCAAATGACTTTTTCAATAGATTCAACGAGGATCAAAAAGCTGCAGAAGAAAAGCATAACAATTTCTTACAAAGAACTAAGAATTTACTTAACAACGATTTCAAAGGTTTTGATTTCAATGTTGGAGAGAAAAAATTTAGATACGGAGTAAAAAATGTTAACGAGGTTGCTGAAGCACAATCTGATATTTCAAACTTTATAGGGAAGTTCCTAGATAAAGAAGGTAATATATCAGACGCTAAAGGTTATCACAAAGCTCTGTACGCTGCTAGGAACGCTGATACTATAGCGCAACACTTTTATGAGCAAGGTAAAGCTGATGCTGTAAAAAATGTTGTAGCAAAATCCAAAAACATTAAAACTGACCCAAGACAAACGTCTAGTGGTAGTGTTTTTGTAAATGGATTAAAAGTTAAGTCGATTAGTGGAGCAGATTCCTCAAAACTAAAAATTAAAAAAAGAACTTTTAACAATTAAAAATTTAAAACTATGGCATTAAGTCCAACATTCGGTTCAATTAAACCGAGTCAAAAACAACAAATTTTAGAATCTAACTTCTTATCATTTAACGGTGGTGCAGGAGCTGGAGACTCAAACTCATTCGCACAACAGTACTTACCTGAGATCTACGAACAAGAAGTAGAGCGTTATGGAAACAGAACATTATCTGGATTCTTACGTATGGTAGGAGCAGAAATGCCAATGACTTCTGATCAAGTAATTTGGTCTGAACAAAACAGATTGCACGTAGCATACAATGACGTGTCTAACGATTTAACAAACACTCTTACTTTCGTTGTAGGTGGAGCAGGAGATGCTTTTGTAGAAAACGTTATTTCTAAAAACCAAACTATTGTAATTTTAGATCCAGCTGGATTAGAATTAAAAGCTTTAGTTACTGAATCTTCTCAAGCTGGTGCATTAGCAACTGTAGAAGTAGCACCTTATACTGCTGCTAACACTGGAGCTTTAGCTGCTACTGGATTAAAGATTTTCGTATACGGTTCTGAGTATGGAAAAGGATCTAACGTAGTAAACTCTACTGGAGCTGCAGACATAAGTGGGTATAAATCTATTACTCCTTCTTTCACTCAATTTTCTAACTCACCAGTTATCATTAGAAACAAATACGTAGTATCTGGATCTGATATGGCACAAATCGGATGGGTAGAAGTTGCAACTGAAGACGGAACTTCTGGATATTTATGGTACTTAAAAGCTGAATCTGAAACTAGATTACGTTTTGAAGACTACTTAGAAATGTCTGTAGTAGAAGGAGAAAAAGCTGCTGCTGGATCTGGAGCTGAAACTGCTGGAGTAAAAGGTACTCAAGGTTTATTCGCTGCAATCAAGGACAGAGGTAACACTAACGTAGGATTTACTGCTGCTGGTGGATTAGATACATTCGATGAGATCTTGAAAAACTTAGATACTCAAGGAGCTATTGAAGAAAACATGTTATTCTTAAACAGACAAACGTCTTTAGATTTTGATGATATGTTAGCTGGTGTAGGGTCACCTGCTACTGGAGTTTACCAAGGTGGTAGTTCTTACGGAGTATTTGAAAACTCTGAAGATATGGCATTAAACTTAGGTTTCTCTGGATTCAGAAGAGGTTCTTATGACTTCTATAAAACTGACTGGAAATACTTAAACGATGCTTCTACTCGTGGAGCTATCCAAGGAGCAGTAGCAAGTGTTGAAGGTGTATTAATACCTGCAGGAACTTCTACAGTTTATGATCAAATCTTAGGAACCAACATCAGACGTCCATTCTTACACGTGCGTTATAGAGCTTCACAAGCTGACGACAGAAAGATGAAGACTTGGTTAACTGGTTCTGCAGGAGGAGCTGTAAGTTCTGACCTAGATGCAATGGAAGTAAACTTCTTATCAGAAAGATGTTTATGTGTACAAGGAGCTAACAACTTTGTATTATTCCAAGGAGTATAATTATTATGTAATTCTTACCCTCGTTATATCAACGGGGGTAATTATTACCCTTATTAAACTATTAAATTTTATTATATTATGGCTAAACAAGCTACAGCTAAAAAAGTCGAGGTAGCACCTCAACCAATAGTAGAAACTAAAAAAGTATCTACACCAGTACAACCTGCTAAACCAAAGTGGGAAATAAAAGATAGAACGTATATATTAACTGGAGGCATTAATCCACTGACGTTAACTATACCATCTAAACATACTAGAAAACACTCTTTATTATTCTTCGATGAAGAAGTTGGAGAGCAAAAAGAAATAAGATATGCGACGAATCACTCGTCTGTATTTAAAAACGAACAAGAAGGAGAAGCTACATTAGGTCACATTGTATTCAAAGATGGATCATTAATTGTACCTAAACAAAAACAAAACTTACAAAAACTATTATCTTTGTATCACCCTTTAAAAGGAAGAATATATACTGAGTTTAGTCCTGTAAAAGTAGCTGAAAACGAATTAGATATATTAAACTCTCAAATACAAGCAATGAATGCTGCTAAAGAAATGGATATTGACCATGCTGAAGCAATATTAAGAGTAGAATTAGGTTCTGCTGTTGCTAAGATGAGTTCTAAGGAACTTAAAAGAGATTTACTATTGTTTGCTAGAAGTAATCCTGATATGTTCATAGAACTAGCTAATGACGATAACGTACAGTTAAGAAACTTTGCGATTAGAGCATCAGAAGCTGGAATTATAAAACTATCTCAAGATCAAAGAACTTTTGCTTGGGGATCAAACGGAAGAAAGTTAATGAACGTTCCATTTGATGAAAACCCTTTCTCTGCATTTGCAGCCTTCTTAAAAACTGACGAAGGAGTAGAAATCTACAGATCTATAGAGAAAAATCTATAAAAACAAGTAATACTAATATAGTGGAGACTACTAATCGTGGTCTCCATTGTATTATAACAAATAAATAAAATGGCAATAAACGTAGATACAGTATATAAAACAGTTTTATTAATACTAAATAAAGAGCAGCGTGGATATATTACGCCTGACGAATTTAATAAAACAGCTACACAAGTTCAACTCGATATATTTGAACAATATTTCGAAGACTTAAACCAACAACTACGAGTGCCACAATCTGATTATGATTACTCTGATAGACAAATGAGTATTGATGAAAAGATTTCTCCATTTAAAACTGAAGGTAATTGTGCTTATAGTTTTGGTAAATTTAGTTTGCCTACACTTGACACCGATGGTAATACAGTTATAAACTCAGGCGCTGAACCTACTACTACACAAGTTTCATTTTACAAACTAGGTACACCTATATTTACACCACCCACTGGTTTTGATACAGAACTACAACGATTACCTAGAAATGAATTTTACAATATTGAAAAATCTCCTTTAACAGCGTCTACAGAGGATTTTCCTACTTATTTATACGAGTCAAATAAACTAACAGTTAGACCAAAAAGTATACAATCTGGAGTTTCTACTAGTTTTATAAGAAAACCTAGAAACATAAAATGGAACTTTACACTAGGTACGGTTGGTCAATACATATATGACGATAGCCCTAATTCTACAAACTTTGAATTAAATGCTTCAGAGCAAGTTGAGGTTATAACTAGAATATTGTTTTATTCTGGCGTTATAATTAGAGACCCTCAAGTTATACAAGTTGCTGCTCAAGAAATACAACAAAACGAAATAAATCAAAAAAGCTAATAAATGGGACTTATAACAGAAAACAATGAACAGTATTATTCTGGTTCTCAAAAATTTATAGTACCAGGCGACGCTCCTAATCAACAATTTACAACCACTTTTGATACTAATTTAGTTTTTGGTAGTTATAACCCTGCGCAACCAGACTATGCTTTAAATAATTTTAAACTATATACAGCTGCACCAGGTAATCCAAACTACACAGAATATGTTTTACCTTACACGGTAACTGGAAATACAATAACAATTCCAGAAGACTTAGATCAAAATCTTAGTATAGTAGTTCAGTTAAAAACTGAAACAGGTGGTAATTATGGAAACAAAAACGCTTTTGGAAACACTGTTCAAGATAACTGGGGATCATACGCATATACTAAACTTAACGACGTTATAAATAACTTTATAGTAGCTTATGTTGGAGCTGGTAAATTAATACCTAGTGTTAAAAGAACAGATGTTATCTTTCATGCTAAAAGAGCTATGCAAGAGTTTAGCTACGATACATTGAAAAGTATAAACTCTCAAGAACTAAATATACCAAGTAGTCTTAGTGTAGCAATACCTCAAGACTACGTTAACTATGTTAATATATACTGGGTTGATAACCAAGGTGTTAAACATATAATAATGCCTACTCAATTAACTAGTAACCCTTATTCTAACCCTATCCAAGACCAGCAAGGTATACCAACTCAAGATAACTTTGGTAACAACATTGAAGGTACTTCTATAACAGAGGAAAGATGGGCTAATAACAATTTAAAAGAAAGGAACGAAATTAGAGATAATAGTCTATTTGGTTTTGGTTCTTTTTATGGTGAAGATGGTTATGGAGCTGGACAACTTTATGGATTAGACCCTCAGAACGCTAACATAAATGGTTACTTTACTATCAACGAAAGAGAAGGTAAGTTTTCTTTTTCATCTGATTTAGTAGGTAAGTTAATCATACTAGAGTATATATCTGATGGACTTTCTTCAAATCTTCATACTAGAGTTCCTAAAATGGCTGAAGAAGCAATGTATGCTTATATAAGTCACGCTATAATAGCTTCAAGGGTTAATCAACCTGAGTACATCGTAAACAGATTGAAACGAGAAAAAAGTGCTAAGCTAAGAAATACTAAAATAAGATTATCTAACATAAAGCTAAACGAAATAGTTCAAGTTTTAAGAGGTCAATCTAAATGGATAAAACACTAAAATAAAATGGCTGAAGTTAAAAATGCTTTTATAAAATCCAAAATGAATAAAGATCTTGATAGTAGACTTCTACCATCAGGTGAATATAGAAATGCTTTAAATGCCCAAGTAAGTAAGTCAGAAGGATCAGATGTAGGTGCTTTAGAAAATGTTTTAGGTAATAAGCAAGTAAGTAATTTTGGATTAAACATAACAAACCTGTCTTCTATAGGTTATTTATCTGACGAAGCAAATAGTATTATATATGTTTTTTTAACAGATAATGAAACAAGTGCTTATGTACCCAGTGGTGCAGGTTCTAATCATTATATTGTTTCATATAACGCAACTGATGACAGTAGCTCTATACTAGTTACAGGAGCTTTTTTAAACTTCTCAAAATTAAATCCTATATTTGGTGTAAATTTACTTGAGAATTTATTGTTTTTTACAGATAATAGAAATCAACCTAGAAAAATAAACGTAACAAGTGCTACCGAAAGTGCTGGCGCTGTTATGAACGTTGGTTTGAGCGATGGTGGTAACAGCTATATAGATAGCGTGTATAGCACGGAGAATCAAGTTCCTGGAGGTATTGGTAAAGGTTTAACAGTATCAGTAACAACAACAGGCGGTACTATAAATAGTGTGACAGTTGTCAGCCCAGGTACTGGATATGCTGTAGGTGATTTAGTAAATATAGCAGGTCCTGGACCTGGAACAATGGGAGTTATATCAATATCAAGTATCTCTTACTATTACACTTCAGAAGATAACATATCTGTAGCTAAGTATAATCCTTATGAATCAATAGAACTATATGAATCTAGTTCTTTGTCTTCTGGAGATTACGAGTCTACAATGAAAGACGTATTTAGCATAGCTTATCCAGACGGAGGTACTTCTACAGTAGATACTGATCAAACTGGTACTAGCATAAATATAAAGAATACAAATATACCAATAGGTGGAAAACCTATTACTGGTCAAAGCGTAAAGAAAGTTGGTGCTCTTGGTGATATTATAGATCTAGGTGTTACTGTTGCCGCTGGTTCTACTTCTACTGTTCTAAACGTTAGTGGATCAATATCTGTAAACAACGAAGAGGTACTTGTATTCGATGCTAATCCTTATTATATACCTAACTACAAAGGTGATCCTAAGTTTTTAGAAGACAAGTTTGTAAGGTTTAGTTATAGATTTAAGTTTAATGATGGGGAATATTCTATCATGGCACCATTTACTCAACCTTGCTTTATACCTAAACAAGACGGTTATTTTTTAAACAACACGCCGACAGAAGGTGATGAGCAGCAAGCTTTTTCTTCTACTATAGTTGACTTTATGGAAAATAAAGTTAATAAAATAGATTTAAAAATACCTTTACCTTCTAGTGTGGTAAATTTAAACAATGATTTACATATTGAAGAAATAGATATACTATATAAAGAATCAGACGGCTTAGCTGTTCAAGTAGTAGAATCTATATCTAGTCTTAACAATTTTGGAGTAAGCGAAGCTGATAGTTTATTAAATGTATTTAGCTACAACTATGAATCTCAAATACCATACAAGACTTTACCATCGGATGAAATAACAAGGGTATATGACAAAGTGCCTGTAAAAGCTCTTTCTCAAGAAATAATAAGCAATAGAGTTGTTTATGGTAATTATCAAGACAAACACACTCCACCGCCTTTACTGAATTATAATGTTACTTCTAGTGAAAAATCAAGCTTTAATGTAAATGAAGGTAGTGCTCAAACTGGTGGAGGTTCTTTTACAGCAGGCACATCAATAACTATATATAATGCTTCAGGTAGTATTATTTCAGGTAGTATATTGAGTTCTTTATACCCAAATGATTCAATACCTATAGATACAAGAGTAGTAACTACTAATGGATCTACAACTATGACGCTTGATAAAGACGTTACGCTTTCTAGCTCTATACTTATAAATTTTACCTTATCAGGCGCTACAACAGATACTACTAGTAAAGTAGAATATCCTTCTAGTAATTTAAAAACAAATAGAAATTATCAAGTAGGTTTTATTCTTTCAGACAAGTTTGGTAGACAATCTAGCGTTATACTAGCAAATAACAGAGAAACTGTTGATAACTTTAGCGTTTCAACTATTTTTTCACCATATATAGATGAACAAACAAATACTTATGATTGGATAGGAAATTCTTTGAAAGTTTCAGTTAATGATCCTATTGGTCCACAAGCTCCTAACCCTGTTACTAGCGAACCAGGTATATATAATGGTGATGTTACTAGTGACGATTACAATCCTTTAGGCTGGCATTCTTATAAAGTAGTTGTAAAACAAGTTGAACAAGAATACTACAACGTGTACTCTGCTGGGGCTATGAAAGGTTTGCCTTATAATTATAATACTAGAGACCTGTTGCCTATACTTAGCGAAAACACTTCTTTTGTAACATTACTAAACGATAATATAAATAAGATACCTAGAGATTTGTCAGAAGTAGGACCGCAAGACAAAACGTTTAGAAGTTCTGTAGAGTTGTATGGAAGAGTTCAAAACACTTTGACCTCTAATGAGCAATTCTACCCGAATAGAAAATCATTTACAACTTCTTCTATAGAAGATTTATATGGTATTTTTGACGTTGCCGATTTTACTAATAGTTTCGCTGCGCCTATACCTGTAACAAATCCGTTAAATGCTTTTCACGGTTTTTATAAATCAGATTCAGATCCTTTTATAGCAGAAATAACTACGTCTCAAGATTCAAGTTTGCAGTTTGGAGTAAATAACAGTGTTACAATAGAAACGGGTACAGCTGATAGTAAAGCTGCCGTATCAGACGATGTTACTTTACCTATTGACACTATCACTGGCACTATAGAAATTGGTAGTATTATAACTAGCATAGATGGTGTTCCCGTTACAGGCACTGTTGATTATGTTGTCATAAACACCACGGGTGACGCTTCACCTACTTTAACTCTTAATAGAAAAATAACAGTGGCTAATAACGTAGCTTTAGAGTTTTCATTAAAAACTTACAACGACATAGACACTTTAGCTATACTCGAAACAGTTCCTGTTGTTTCTAGGTTAGATATTTTTTGGGAAACATCTTCATCTGGTTTAATCAGCGACTTAAACGATATTATTTTCTATTCTTCTGATGCTGGAGTTAGTTTTAGCAGCTTTAATGATACCGCTTTTACTGAAGGCTCGGTTTTAGATTCAAATATATTAAGTTCTTCTTTTTTCTTACGTAACAAACTTGGAAACGCTATAACTCTTGCAGCTGGTGATACTTTTGATATAACCTCCGTATTTGATAATGTTCCTGGATCTACAGAGAAAATTGGTTGGTTCGAGCTTTATGAACCTGATGGCGCTGGAAATGGATTTAACATTAAAGTGAAACAACCTTTCGTTAGTAGTGCTTTCTTTAGCTCTGTAGTTGGAGCTAATGATTTTAATTTTTCTTTTTCTTCAACCATAGGTGGTGTTACTACTCAGTATAACCAAGTGGCCCAGTTAAGTAACTTGTCACCCATAATGAGTGGACCTGGCAACAATGGTACAACTCCAACACCTGCGGTAGATTATACATATTACGGTAGTTCTTTTCCTGGTTTTATTGATAACTTCACGGCTGTTAATGGCGCTAATACTGTTGGTGGAAACCAAGGTAGACAAATCGTATGGTCAGTAACTGCTGTCGACTCAAACAATAATAACTTTAACGAATCATTTAGCGTGGCTGCCGGTGGAACAAATGCAATATCGTCATGCTCACTTTATAACGTTTCTACATCGTCTATTCCAGTAGGAACATATACTATAACTCTTAAATGTACAGATGGTGGAGGCGCTTCAGATGAAATAACTATAAATGCTGAATTAGGTGTTACACCTTCAAACGTGTGGGACGTTAATTATACTTTTTCATCAGGAAATCCTAGCAACCCAATTACGCAAACTAGAAAAGCTACATTGGTTTACGTTAATCAATCAGGTAATCCTTTATCAAATAATGGTTACTACATAGTTGCTAGTTCTTGGGAAGATGTAACTAGAGGAGTTAACACTATATCAATGAAGAAGCAAAACGATTGTTCAGAACCATTGTACTTCTATAGTGCTTCAACTTTGGGTGATGTTACAAATAACTGGAAGGCTTGTATTACTGGAGACTTTGAACCTTCAACAACCACTAATGTTCCAGTACCTTCTTTAGAGTTTTTAACTTACGGTTTTGAAGTAATACAATAGTAACAACGTAATAAAACAAGTAATAATAAACATATGGCAGCAATTATAGAAGTAAAATATTTTAATTCCTTTCTACTTAGAAAAGCAATGCCATCTTCAAATGAACCTACATGGAATGGTTCTACTGGAATACCTGCTGCTATAGGTGGTTTCCAAAGAGATACAAACGAGGGTGTTGGAAGTTGGGTTATTGAAGAAGCTAGAATTAGAGGTGGTTACAACAACACTAATGTAGATTACGGCGTGAAAGCTTACTTAGTTGAAGACGAACCAAAAGCTGTAGACAGAGGTAATTCTTTAATATATTCAGGTATATTTAACTCAAGAACAGGTGTAAACGATACAAATGTATTTTCAGTTGGCGCAGATATAACAAAGTCAGCTGATCCAGCTAACGGTACAATACAGAGGTTATATGCAGAAGATACTAACTTGATAATATTTCAAGAGTCAAAAGTGTCTAGAGCATTGATAGATAAAGACGCTATATACTCTGCTGAAGGTGGAGGTAGTATTACTAATGTAAATACAACTATAGGAACTATACAACCTTATGCAGGTAACTTTGGTATAAGTAGAGACCCAGGTAGTTTTGCTACTTATGGTTATAGAAAATACTTTTCAGATAAAGACAGAAACGCTGTTTTAAGATTATCTATGGACGGTTTAACTGAAATATCTACATACGGTATGTATGATTATTTTAGAGACGAATTTGCACGTATAGATACACTCTCTACAGAGGGAGATATAGTAGGTGGTTGGGATATATACAATAAACAGTATGTGGTATCCACTCACCCAGCAACTGGTAGCACTTCAAATGGTTATAATACATTAACATTTGATGAAGGCGTTAAAGGTTGGACTAGTTTCTTTTCTTATAAACCAGATCAAGTATTAAGTTTAAGAAGTGACTTTTATAGTCTTTACAACGGTAAACTATGGAAGCATTATTCTGAAGATGTTAATAGAGGTAATTTCTACAACACAAACAATAGCACTTCTATACAGTTTGTATTTAACCCTAAAGTTAGCATGTCTAAAGTTTTTAAAACTATAAACTACGAAGGTAGTAATGGTTGGCAAGTGACAAGCTTTAACTCTGATGAAACTGGACCAGACTTATTAGACAGCAATTGGTCTAGTAATTTTGATACTGCTAATAGATTTGAACTAGTTAACGATGTTCCAGTTTACAAACCTACAGTTTATAGCTACGACGAAGGAGTTTATACCGAAGATGGTGTTAAATACAGAGTAGGTTTCAATAGAAAAGAAAACAAATACCACGCTAATTTAGTTAATAATACTTCAGCTAGACAAGAAGAAGTTTTATTCGGTAATAGTATGACTGGTATTAAGGGTTATTTTTCTACAGTAACAGTATCCACAGATGCAACAACTGATCCAGGTGGATTAAAAGAACTATTTGCTGTATCTTCGAATTATTCAGAATCATCTTATTAAAATATAAAAACAAAAAAATATGCCAATACCAATAGTAACAGCCGGATTAATATCAGGTGGTGCATCGATAATTTCAGGTATTTTTGGAGCTTCATCGGCTAGCAAAAGAGCAAAGGCAGCAGCAGCTGATAAAAGAGCTAAAGAAGCAAAATTACTAAGCCTAGAAAATAGTAGACAAGAAATAATTAATCCTTACGAAGGTGTTACAGACTTATCTTCAATGGTACAAAACCCATATGAAAACTTAGGTGTAGCAACTCAAGCAGCTGAAATGCAAGCTGAACAAGCTGACATATCACTAGCTAATACGTTAGACACATTAAGAGCTACTGGTGCAAGCGCTGGTGGTGCAACTGCTTTAGCGCAAGCTGCTTTACAGTCTAAAAAAGGTATATCAGCTAGTATAGAGGCTCAAGAAGCTCAAAACGAAAAACTAAGAGCTCAAGGGGAACAACAGCAACAACAAATGAAAATGGCTGAAGCCCAGAGATTACAACAAGCAGATGTATCTGGTAAGAAATTTGAGTTTACAGCTAGAGAAACTAGAGAGGTTGCTCAAATGGATAGATTGTCTGCTCAAATAGCTGGAGCAGAAGCTAGACAAGCTCAAGCTCAAGCAGATAAAACAAAAGCTATAACTGGTGCGGTTGGAGGAGTTATGAGTACTTTTGGAACTATGGCAAAAGCAGGGGCGTTTAGTAATCCAAGCGCATCAAGCACGCCAACACCTTCTCCTTCATCAACAACAGCTGACTATAATGCTGCTATAGATGTAGCTAATTCTAGTGGAAATATAAACCCACTAACCGGAGACGCAGTTACTTTAGCACCTAGAAGAACAAATTAACAAGATATGAGTTATAGAAACCCACAACAAGTAGTAGATACACAGAGCGGTCAAGCTTTTGCTGATTTACAGAAAACAATATCAGGAACTTTTG